TACACCTTTTTTCGCTGATGTAGATCCATTACCATCAGACTTACCCTTACCCTTATCTTTATCTTTTTCGCCAAAGAATCCATACCTTTTGTCTTCTCCTGTTTCTAATCTATGAATCTGTTCTTCTCTTTCTGCTCCTGCACCAGTAATAAAATCACCCATTTTCTGCAAAGGATTACGATTTGCTTGCTCCTCTTTTAACTGATCAAGAGTTTCTTCTTTTCCTACATCTTCTACAGACTCATCAACCTTTTTATCTGGCTTACTTTTACCACCAAGCCATTGTGAAAACTCACCTATCTTTTTCATAAGACCATCAAATCCTTCCTTAACGGGTTTTAATTTTTCACCCATCTCTTTTAAATTCTGCCCAACCGTCTTTGTATCAGGCTCTTTAACTCCTAATAATCTTGCACTCCAATCAAGAACAAACCGAAATATTGATTTAAAGAAATCCCATGTTCCTTTGACCCAAGGTTCGAGTGCTTCCCATAATTTTTTTAAAGTCTCAACTGTCTTTTTATATGCTTCAACTATACTATCCCATTGATTAAGTATATAAAGAAGAATAGATCCAATTACTACATTATTGATAAACTTCCCCATAGCATCAAAAGTTTTTTTCATCCCCGCAGGAGCCTTAGATGCTAATCCCCTTACAAACTTAGATCCACGTTCTAATACTCCTTCTCTTCTCCTCCTTTGTGTCCTCGTATCTTGTAAACGGGCATCCTTAATACTCTGCTGCTCACCTTTTAACATACCCAGAATTGCATTATCAATATTATTCAGTGCATTATCAATAACTGGATTTCCTGTCGATCCCCCTGAAGAACCTGAAGAAGAAGGTCCTAATTTACTAGATGTAGATTCACCAGATCCTCCACCTCCTCCTTTTCTCGCTTTCATTTGTTTCCGAATCTCTTTCACATTCTTCATCATATTCTTCGCCATCTTTTTGCCAGATTTAGCACCTCTTCTCAGACCCTTTCCTGCTGCCTTAGCACCTCTTACCGCACCTCTTCCTGCTACCTTAGCACCACTTACAGCAAGTCTACCTGCTCCCTTAGCCCCAGCTCCAGCGGCTCCTTTAGCAGCAACGGCAATTCCTTTAACCAAACCCCCTAGTGCACCAGCTACTGCAGATACTGCCATCTTAGTTCACCGCCCCTAGAATAAATCGATTACCAATGTTTCCACTATCAGAAGGAAAACTTGGAACACTACTACCACCTTCTGATCCGGAACTAGCTCCACCTCCACTTGAAGTATCACCTAAAGGTAAGAAATTAACACTACCCTCCTCACCTAAAGGTTGATCTATCTTTGGTTGAGTAATATTCTTCTCACCAACAGTTGCTGAAGATGGGGAAGGAATAGATGTTTGCGCTGCAGGAGAAGTAGAAGCTTTTCCTCCGGATCTAATCAAATTATCATATTTCTCAACTGTCTTTTGTCTCTGAAGTGTTAATTCTTCCTTTTTCTTCTTCCCTGCTTCATTAAGTTTTCTATTTCTAACACTCGTCCCTGTGCTAAATTTAGGATCCCCTTTCAAACCGGCAATTTGTTTTTCAAGAGGTCCAATTATTTTATTCCTTTCCTTCTCAAGAGCATTTATCCTAGCACGTTCTGCTTCAACTTCTTCAAAAATTTTCTGCTGTTCCGCAGTCCTACCCTTATTTTCAAGTTTTTCCATCCTCTTCTGACCCGATCTTCCTGTAAACTGATCAGGTTTTCCAGCCTTATCCATTCCAGCATCTCTCATTTTCTGATCAAGTTCTTTATCCTTTTCATAGGATGCTTCACCACCAGAAATCCTTTCACCTAACCATTTTTTTCCTTGTCCAAATTTCTTCCCAATCCATTGACCAGCCTTCTTACCAACATGAGCAACTGCCATAATAGCTGCTATTGCTGCTGCCGCTATTGCCATAAATGCCAGTGCTTTAGCTATAACTGCTATAAGAGGTCCAAATACTGTTACTGCACCAATTAATGCAAGAACAAATGTTCCCACTGTTGCTAAAACAGGAAGTGCAGCAACCGCCAATATTCCTCCCAAAATTAATCCTGCATTATCTTGTAGGGTTTTTATCATGCCCTGCCATTGGGAAGGATCCATCTCCTTGATCCAATTCATGAATCCCAAAATTGCAGATCCTGCTATGATATTACCAAAGAAGGTCTTAGCAACATCAAATACTCCCGTAAAAGGTGCTTTTATTGCACCCAATACTCCTCCGGCTCCACCTCCACCAGAACCCTGTTTCGCTTCTTTTTTCTTCTTTTTAGTTTCTATATCCCCTTCTCGTTCTCGTCGCCAAAATCTCAATCGGAATTTTTTATTCTCATTGTTTGATTTTTGTTGAACTGCGCCCAAACCCCTCAAAGCTGAAGCAATACCGTTCAACCTCTCTGCAAGAACCTGATTATTAACACCTTCACCTTTAAGCTGCTTATCAACATTCTCCTTCCGAAGTTTAAGTATTTTGGTTACCTGCGTAATCTTTTTTGCATTAACATCAGACTTCTTCTCTACACCAATTACCCTAGCAAGAACATTCTTCTGCACACCAACCATTTGTCCCATTCTCTCATGGGTTACAAAAGGTGTTGCTTTTGATTTTTCTCCTACTGGTGCTGGTAAGTCAGGCATTAACTTGCTTGTTGTTGCTGCTGTTTGAGTTTTTCTTCTTCAAGATGTTGTTGAAGAAGACTCACATAGATGTCTCGTTCCCAAGGAATAAGATTTTCTATCTCTGTTAAGCTATATTTATGGTACTGAACCAAGGCAAAGTTAATCTTATAGTAATTCTCTAGATCCATATGGACTAGGCCTATCCGAAAAAACTGGATAATCCCTCCAGTACGACAGTACTCTTTACTTTTGTCTTCGGATTAGTAATCTCCACCTCATGAGATAACTTAGGCATAGTAGAAAAGAAATTTTCAATCTCCTTAAATTGCTTACTATTCATCTGCTCTAAGAAATCTACAATTTCTTTATGAGTACAATCAGAAGTAGACCAAACTTCTTCCTCATTATAAATTTTCTCAATACAAGCAGCAATCATATCAAATGATTGCTCTACTTGATTTTCTTCCTCAAAATCAAAATTCTGAGCAATAAATTGTTCTAATGAAGGATATCTCAATTCCATCATAAGTTTATCATCTAAAGCAATTCTCCTCTCATGATCCTCTGATTTCTGCACTTCAATATCATCGATATTAATAACTACAGGAACATTAGTCTCATTATCATCAGGACAAATAAGATTAACCTCAATCTCTTCACCCACAGACTTACCACGGATATTAAGAAAAATATATTCAATATCAAAAGTAGGAAGTTTCTCTACTTTAATTCCTCTACTTTTAATACAACTCTTTAATACAGCTTTAATTGCAGTAGTTATCTGTTTAGTATCTTCACTCTCAAGAGCAAGAACTAAAAGTTTTTCTTCTTTAACAAGAAAGGGTCTATACTTAATCGTCTTTCCTGTTGATGGCAACTCAAGTTCATATGTAGGAGTCGCAATGGTTGGTAATGGCATAATAATTAATAAAGATTTCAGTGTGTTTTATTTATCACCCAATTGTAGGAGGTGGGACTTCACTTCTAGTTTTGACATAACGCATATAGTTAAATGATGCAGTATAATTTAAAGCTGCACTCGCATCGTATGAAACTGATGTTGGTGCAATACTGATAGGAAAAGCACCAATAAACTGATAAGTCAAATAATAACCCAATGCATCTTTTTCAAATTTTGAAATATAAAGATTATCGCTTTTATAACTACTAGGATAATTCATCCTGTAATAACGACTCCTACTAAGATACTCTTCGTTAGTAAAAGTAGTTCCTTGACCAGTTATATAATTAATCCATCCTTCAAAGAACTGAATAACATTATAATCCTTATCCACCATAAATGTAAAGTCAAGTCTGTCATCAAATACTTTTCGATATGCCATCTTCTCAGTAACCCCAGGATAATCCAGAGTTACATCATGCGTTGCCAATGATTGACCAGGCAAACTTGCACTACTACACAATAACTCAATATCTAATCCATCAGTTCCATAATCAAAATCAGGATCAGAGTTATTTAAAAAATCTCGCACTGGAGCTGGTGGCTGCATCTTAATCTGATATACCGAAGTCTGAGAGAGATTTAATATTCTACTTTTTATCGCAGAGGTACTGACTTTATTTGGCTTTGGACCTGCCATCTATAAATAATTTTACTTTATATATTATGTATGGCCGAAAGTAAGAAGAGTTTATTTAGACCCCACAATCCCAGAAAATATAAAGGTGATGTTAGAAATATTATCTGTCGTAGTAGTTGGGAAAATAAATTCTGTAGCTGGTGCGATTTAAATGAAAATATTATTGAATGGGGAAGTGAAGAATTCTTTATCCCATACCGTGCTCCTGATGGTAGAGTGCGTCGTTATTTTCCAGACTTTATTATGAAGGTAAGAGAAAATAGTGGGGATATTAAAACATATGTTATTGAAGTTAAACCTGCTAAACAAACCAAACGACCTAAACCCAGAAAAAAAGTGACTAAATCATATCTCTATGAATGTAAAACATATGAGGTCAATCAAGCAAAATGGAAAGCAGCATCCGAATGGTGTAAAGATCATCAAGTAGAATTTAAAATCGTCACTGAAAAAGAATTAGGTATCAGATAATGGCAAGAAAAACCCTAAAACAAAGAAGAGATAGAGATTTAAATCGAGCGTTAGAAAGACAACAGCTTGAGACTTTTGGGTTGGATGAAACTCTCAACCCTAATGATAGAGTAGGACAACTAAAAGAAAAAATAGAAGGACTAACTGACCCAGAATCAATTATGCTGGAAATCATTAGTATCTTCCAGGAAACAGAAATTATTCCTGATGTAGGTAAATACTATACCTTTATATACATCCCTAAAACTAAAGACCTTGCCTTTGATAACTTCCCCCTTATTGCCTGTATTGATATCTTTAAATGGGGATTCAGAGGAGTAAACTTCCACTGGAATGATTATAGGAATTACACCTGGCAAGAAGTAGCAGGAATGTTACATGTAGTAAAAGATGATGAAATAGAATATATGAAGAGCATTCCTTATGGATATTTCCTTAGAACTGCTAAATAAATAAAAAGTATTATAATAGTGTCAGATTACACCACATATCTCGCTGATAATCCCAATGCTACTTCTAAAACTGCCTTCGTAGATGGCAGTAAATTTCATGTGATGACAGATGAAAATGGGAAAGTTAGCAGTCTCTTTGATTGGGAAGGTTCAAAATTTGGAGATTACACCTATGAAAGTGGTGCATTTTCTGGCGCATCATCAGAAAATATTTCCAATTATCTGAACAATAAAGCAGTTTGGACTAATAGTGTAGGTCTAACAAATGATACAGTAAAAAATGAAACTCAAGAAAAAAGTCAAAAAGATTCAACTACAAAATATACAGTTGTTGGTGTAAAAAACAAAAGAGAAGGAACTTTATGGAGTGAAAATGCATTCTCCACCAAAAGTCGCACTCTTGTTTATCCAGAAGATCATGCTCCCGAACAATTTGACTTTATAAAAGTTACTCCTATTGAATATGTACCTGCACTAGGATCAGAAAATTTTGGAGCTAACTCATCATCAAAAGATATGTCACAATACTCTACTTCTGATATGAGTTCTGCAGAATGGTTTGGATTTGAAAGTATAAAAAGTCGTTATCAACGAGTAAAAAGAGTAGGATCCACCATGTTCCTCCCAATGGTTCCAGATATATCTGAATCCAATGCAGTTAACTGGGGAGAAGATACAATGAATGCAATGCAAGCAGCAGGAGGTGCTGCTGCCTTTAATGCTATTGGAACAGCAGGTGGAGGAGAGCCTGTTAAAGCCGTTTCAGACTTAATAGGACAAGGTGGAGATATAGCAAAAGCATTCGTCAATACTCCAGGAATGGGTGATTTTGTTAAGGCATATTTCGCAGGTAAAGCAGTTAATACAAACCTATTAGGAAGAGCAGGAATAGCACTTAATCCCAACTTAGAAGTTCTCTTTACTGGTCCTGCATTAAGAACCTTCCAATATAGTTTTAGATTTACTCCACGCTCAGAATCAGAAGCAGAAACAGTAAGAACTATCATCAAAGTTTTTAAGAAGACAATGGCACCTAAAAGAAGAGGTAAAGTCTTCCTATATGTTCCTGCTGTTTATAAAATTAAATATGTTTATAATAGTGAAAGAAAAGACCATCCGTTCTTAAATAAAATTAAACCCTGTGCATTAGCTAATTTTAATGTACAGTATGCTCCTGATGGAAATTATATGACATATGACGATGGTTCAATGACTTCTTATGGTGTAAGTCTGACATTTAAAGAACTCGAACCTATCTATAATGATGATATTAGAGATGTCGATGCAACAACCACAGGATTCTAATAATGCCTAAACCATATTTCCAACAAGTTCCAGATCTCCTCTATCCCAATAGAGCATCTGGAGAAAAAAATATATCGAACTATACTCAAGTTAAAAATCTCTTCAAAAGAGGAAAATTAAGAGAGGATATCTACTCCAACCTTGCATTCTTTACTAAGTATCAAATTATAGGAGATGAAAGACCAGATAATGTAGCAGAAAAAATCTACGAAGATCCTACTTTAGACTGGATAATCCTCCTCGCCAACAATATCAACAATGTCCAAACTGAATGGCCATTAACAGAAAATTCCTATCATAATTTTTTAATTGATAAGTATGAAACCGAAGAAAAATTACAAGAAACTCACCACTATGAATGCACAGGTGTAAAAAATAGTAATGGTTCAATTATAGTAGAAGATGGAATAAAAGTTCCAGTAGGATTTGCTGTTACTTACTATGATGCATCTTTAAGTACATCTGTCTCTGAAACCAATATAACCCAAACAATCACAAACCTTGAATACGAAAACAGAATTCAAGATGCAAAAAGAAATATTTTCATATTAAAACCACGATATCTGAATGTAATATTCAATGACTTAGATAGTATAATGGAATATAAAAAAGGTTCCACTCAGTTTGTGAGTGAAACCCTTAAAAGAACAGAGAATATTAGACTTTATTCTAACTGATTATTCCTCTGCAAGTTTTTGGAAGTAACTTAGTGCATCGTCTTCATCTGCTGAAGATGAAGTTACCGCAGCCTTGACTGTTTCTTCTGCTTTACGTGCCTCAAAGTTGGGAGTAAATGATCCACGACCTTCACTCTCATCCGCAAGTTCCTCATCATACACTCTACGTGCAGGAGGTTTTGCACCTAAAACATAATCAAGTCTCCTCTTCAAATCCTCATAGGACTTGAACTGATCAGCAGCAGTTACAGCAGTAAGAGAATACTCTTTATTCCATAATGCTTCTAGTGCATCTTCATCCTCAAGAAGAGCTGTTGGTGAATCGAACTCTGACTTATCATAGTTCCAATAACCATCCTTCTTAACGATCTTCAACTTGAAGTTAGCACCCTGCCAGAAGTCAAAGGGATTGATTGCTTCTTCATCTTCAAATTCTGGTTGCATTGCTTCCAGGATCTTATCATGAATCTTCTTACCATACTTGTAAAGAAATACTTTACCCTCATTCTGAGGATTAGTAGGATCTTTTACAACATAGATGTTACTGTAAAAAGACAACTTACGCTTCTGCTTACGGACAACATCCTTATCAGTTTCATTACCACTGTTCCAGAGTTCACGATTGTGCTCCGATACAGGATCTTTACCACCAGTAGTAGTTAAAGAATTTTCAATATACCATCCACCAGGGCCTTGGAATGCATGTGAATACAACTTTGCCCAGGGAATTTCTTCCTTTTCAGGTGCAGGAAGGAAACGAATAACAGCAAAACCGTTACCAGTTTTGTCTACTTCTGGTTTCCAGAGACGGTCATCACCACCTCCACCACTATTGTTCATCTTCTCTACTTCTTTGACTAACTTCTGGGTCAGTGAACCAAGAGAAGACTGTTTTTTAAGGTCTTTAAAAGACATTAGATTACCTCGGATTTTTTGAGATTTGGCTTGTGTGTACCTTGTTATTCTACTAGGTAGAACTGGTCTTGTCAATCTGCTCGCGCAGCATATTCAGCATATTTGTCATATTACCGAATAATACATTCATACTAACATTAGTAGGAAGTCCCATAGCAGCGGCTCCTTTACAGATTTCTTCCTTCATCCTCTTAGCTTCGGGATCATCCGATAAACTTAGACGAGTATAAAGAATCTGTTGCTTATTTAATAGTTTTTCAAGGACATCAACATGATATTTTTGATCTTCCACACTTAATTGAGGAAATGTAAAAACAGTGCTGTAGACTTCTTCTTGAAGTTCAGCAATTTCAGTCATCTCTGCGCGAACGACTTCAGACTCGAAAAAACTCATAGAACAACTTCTTGTAGGATTTTTTTATAACGGGGTACATTTATATTTATTCTTTCGCTCCCATTGTTCTTTACTTCTGCGAGCGAATTCTTCCTTGTTACGTTGGTAGTATAGTTTAGCATACTCTTTCTTTTTTTGCTTGTTTTCCTCATCCCATCCCTTCTTATACTGAGATTGGTACTCAGGGTTCTTTACATTCCAAGCATCCCTTTGCTCCCTGTCCTTTAAGATCCTTTCTTCTGGTGTATACTTACGATTAGCATCACCTATAGCCTTCTTTGCCTCATCACTATGCCTCTGCCCCGTCATTCCAAAGTGCCATCCTTTAATAGGGGTAGGATCATAAGGGAATGCTTGTAGTTCTTTAATCCACTCCAACTTCCTTCCTCAATATAGTTTTGTACGTGGGTACATTAATATTTAGGAAGGGAGAGTATTTGCGAATCTTAAGACTTACGGTTTCCCATACCGGATCATTCAATTTTTTATCCCAGTCTTTCCTGAACTCTAATATTCTATCACATATTACAAGAGTTTCAAGGGAAGTTTTCCCACCCAAATAACTT